ACAAAGAACAATTGGAATTAGAAGTAAGTGATATCAAATTAGCTAATGGTCAATTATGCTTAGACAAAGAACAATTGGAATTAGAAGTAAGTGATATCAAATTAGCTAATGGTCAATTATGCTTAGACAAAGAACAATTGGAATTAGAAGTAAGTGATATCAAATTAGCTAATGGTCAATTATGCTTAGAGAAAGAACAATTGGGTTTAGAAGTTAAGGAGTTAAAACTAGCTAACAACCAATTATGCTTAGGCAAAGAACAATTGGAATTAGAAGTTAAGGAGTTAAAATTAGCTAATGGTCAATTATGCTTAGACAAAGAACGATTAAGTTTAGAAGTTGAGGAGTTAAAACTAGCTAACAACCAATTATGCTTAGGCAAAGAACAATTGGGGCTAGAGATAGAGGAACTAAAACTAGCTAACAACCAATTATGCTTAGGCAAAGAACAATTGGAATTAGAAGTAAGTGATATCAAATTAGCTAATGGTCAATTATGCTTAGACAAAGAACAATTGGGTTTAGAAGTTAAGGAGTTAAAACTAGCTAACAACCAATTATGCTTAGGCAAAGAACAATTGGAATTAGAAGTAAGTGATATTAAATTAGCTAATGGTCAATTATGCTTAGACAAAGAACGATTAAGTTTAGAAGTTGAGGAGTTAAAACTAGCTAACAACCAATTATGCTTAGGCAAAGAACAATTGGGTTTAGAAGTTAAGGAGTTAAAATTAGCTAATGAGCAGTTATTTTTAAGTAATGCACAGTTGCAATTACACAATAATAAGCTACAATTAGATAATAATAAGCTACAGATGGAGAATAAACAATTGATAATCAATTACAACACACATATTAACGAGCCTAGTCAATCTTCTATTAATATATTGGAAAGATTCTTATGACAACAGACTCAACTTTGCAACTAACACCGCAATTAGCCCCGCAGTTTGATACCGCTGTTTTAGATTTGAATTTTAAAAAAGGAGAGTCCGCCCAGTTTTCTGTAACTATTGCAGACTATAACCTCGATCTTCGTGGTTGTTTGGTATTTGCAGAAATTAGAAAGTTATCACCTGGATATAACCTTTTACAAGGCTTCACAGGTGTTGCTACTCAAGGGAGTGACACAATCCTATTAAGGCAATATCCCACCACTCACGATAAGTTTCAGGCTTTAAGTGCTTGTGGTATTCGTGCTGGAGATTTAATCACTTTAGAAGGTTCTGGTATCAATGCTTCAAAAGTATTGGCAGTTACGGACTCTACTTTAGTATGCTCTAGTGCAGCTACTCGGTCAATCAGCGAAGGTCGCTTATTTTTAAGGTCTTTATCATCAGCTTCATTCACTGCTGTACCTATTGCAACACTTGGGGCTATCACGCTTTCAAATAATAGCTCAATTTCAGCCGGATCTGTAAGTTCATCACCTGCTACTGTACCAGCAGGGAATACTTTGGTATTTCTTGAAGGAGCTATTGCTAAATCATTTGTCCTATCACAGGATTTAATTGTTGGCGAAGGGTCAATTGTAGGTACAACGGATAACGCTATCGACAGTGGCTCTTCAGCCAGGATAGGAGTACAAACTATTATTATTAGCGCAGAAGCGGCTAGTGGTGCTACTGCTATCACAGTGTCAGCTTTGTCTATGGGAATTGAAGCAGGGGCTTTGTTGAACTTTGCTATTAGAACCAGTGACGGCTGGCAATATGTCGGAAAAGCTATTACTTCCACTGTTGTAGCTCATGGTGCAACTTCTATTCCTGTAAATGCACTAACATCACCAATCCCCAAGAATGCGATCGCTTGGCATGGAAACACGCCTTTTGATTCATTTTATTTGGCAATAGATCCGGCAGATACTCAATTTTTAGAGTCTGGGACATACGGGTACGACGTGATTTGTCGAAAGCCTGATGGTTATACGATAAGATTGATACAAGGCAAAGTTTCTTTGTCTGACCATTGGAGTGACTTATAGTTATTTGTAATACTTAGGAGAAAATATAATGGCTGATGTAATTGTTTCTAGATCTATTCCCATTGAACCCGGTCGAAAACCTGCTGATAGAAGTATTTCAGTGACTTTACCTACTGATCAAGGTGAGTTGTATGTAGTTGATGCTACAACTTCACGTTCAGAAGTCCGAGAGTCTATGTTTGGTTTTGAAACCACTGAGCGTAGGCAATTTTTATTACAAGAACTCCCTGCTTATGGGATTGATTTGAATGTCTGGTCTAACATTGGAAACGTAAATTACATTCCCAGTATTGGTGGTATTGAATTGACAGTGCCAACGGCTACAAATTTCTCAACTCATCAAACACAGTTTGCTTTTAAATACCAGCCTGGTAAGCAGATCTCCATATCTCAAGCGGTACAAGTGGCTATGGGACCGGCGATAGGTAACTCTATCGTTCAATGGGGAGAATTTACCCGGCGTGATGGGTATGGGTGGCGGCTGATGACAAAAGATCGCGGTGTAAATTTAACTTCAGACTTAGGATCTACCAATATTCGACCTTGGGATAATTATTTGTATTTTTTCAGAAGAACGTCAGCTATACCAGCATCAGTTCCTTCTACTAAAAAAGTTACTGTTGATGTTGTTCCGGGGATGTCAAGTTCTACCAATTCAAGCGTATTGGTAGGTGATAGTTTGTTATATCGTCCTAGTTATTTGGTTGACGCTGATGGATTAAATACTACTTATATTGATTTGGATACCTGGGAAGACTTAGCTTATACGAGTGTAGTTCCAACTCAGAGTACGTTTAACTGTGACAAATACACTGGACTTTCCGGTGACGGGATTCCTGGTATTGATCAAGTAAGAGGAACTAGTGCTAAACAAGTATCAACAATTACTACTAGTTATGTAGTCACAGGATGTACTTATGCTTCTAACTCAACAACAATTACTTGCAATACTTACAATGGGACTACTCAAATTTTGACCGTGGGCATGAGTGTCAGGGGAACTGGGATTCCATCAGGAGCAGTCATTACAATTGTTAACAATGGGAACATAAGTATTAGTGCTAATACCACAGCAGCAGGAACTAACGCTACAGTTTCCTTTAATGAAGTAGCTAATTTAGCGATGTTTTTGATTCAACGTAGTTGGTACGGTGGATCAGGTGGTCGGTGCTTAATCTATATGCCGGATCAAAACCCTCCATACAATGGGGGTACACGCTGGGTTAAAGGGCATGAAATCAGAATTGGGGATACTTTACCTGTGGCTTCAATGTCCAGCCCAGATATGCCCGTAACTTACTTGATTGGCAAAAGAGCCGGGAATACAACCACTGATGTTAACGCTTTTTTACGTCGCTTTGGAGTATCAGTATGGATTGACGGCGGTGATCCACGTCCCGCTAAAATTGAATCAGCTAGTGCTACGGGGGTAACTGTATCTAATGGTGTCTATACTCCTATGTTAGCTTTAGCGGTCAAGCCTTGGATTTGGAATAGCTCAATAACTGCTAAAAGGCCACAGCGTTCACGGGTATATCCTTATAAGTTGCTAGCGTCCTCGACACAAAATACAGAGATTTATTTCGTCAAAGGGTCTGTTACTCAGATAACATCATTAGGAAGTGGGACATCATGGTATTTGGGGCAATCTTCTGAAGATAACTTAAAAGTAGTGGCAACCACCAGAACTTTCACTGGAACTATAAACTCCAGTTCAGGATATCCCAGTGGTGTCTCTGGGAAATTAATTGGGGCATTTTATGTAGGAGCTAATGAATCTGTAGATATTGATCTTCAAGAAATTTTTGACCCACAGCGAGAACTTCTGGGTAGAGGAGAAACATCTATTACTGATGATACACCTGGCGACACTTTATTAATAATTTGCCGATCTTTGGTTGCTAATACTAATGCGATCGCATCTGTATCTTTAATTTATGGAGTTCAATAATGGAAGAACTACAGAAAATTTATTTCCCTGAAGAATTTGGTACAGATCCCAAGGATACAGGAAGTCAAGCATTGTCTGACCCCGATAGTCGGCATTATAGTGTTACTCTTGCTAATGATTATTTTATTCCTATCAGAAGAAGGAAAAATACTGCCAATCTTCCTGATAGCGAGGTGTCTTCAAGTCAATTTGGGTTTCCGATTCAGGATGAACGGATTTTGTTATTTGCTGATACTAATGGGTACGGGACGGACTCAACTAAATGGGATATTGGACTGTCACTAACTAATGAACAAAATACTCCTGATGGACTGAGGCTTTGGGGATTGGGTGTAGGGTTAAACGCTGCTTACACCGGGGTAGAATCTTATACAGAATATAAAGACAATGCTACCCAATTAATTATTAGCAACAACAATACGGATGCTTCTAAATATGTGGTTCTCACATCTAAACAATTATTTGATTGTGATGCGGCTAACAATATTTTTGTTAGCTTTGGTATCAAGATGGAGTCCACATTTATTGGTAATGGCTTAACTTTCAGAGCTGGCTTATTTAATTATCAATCTGGCTGGTTTATCCAAGTCAGAAACGATATTATCAGTATTTTCCAAAGATTTACAATTGATGGAATTGTCAAGGAAAATATTTATGGAAGGACTGTATTTAAGGACAAATTAGATGGCACAGGACTATCAGGATTAAATATTGATTTTTCCTTGGTAACGATGTTTGGAATTGAGCTAGGGAGTTTTGACGGCAGTGGGGCTAGGTTTTATATCTACGCGCGAGATGAGAATCAGAATGGTCGCCATAGATGGATCTTATTTGCAGATATCCCTACTAGTGAATATGTGCAAACTATAGAAAGAAATCCTATTCCTTTACCTTTCAATTTTGAGATTCAAACATCAGGAAATACAGGAGGAGTTCTTAGTCGCTACGGCTGTTCTGTCGTCAAGCTGGGGGCTGATAATGCACCTTTAAAATTATTTAGTGCAGCATCAAATACGCTACCATTAATTCCTTCCAAGGAAGTGTTTGCATTTGCTATTTTGACTAAAGAACTTTACATAGACAAGCCCAACAATACCAAGATATTTCCCAAGTATTTAAATGCTGTTTCTGATGTGCCCATAGAAATTATTTTCAGAAGATTGAAACTGACAAATAGCAATATTGATAGCCTTGGATTTAAACCTAGTTTAAGAGAGGAATATGATCCTTTTAATTTGGTTTATTTAATCAGTGGGGATAAACTATACTTTGTCTCTATTGCCAACCAAGCCGCTGTTAAAGCAATTAATGTATCACTGAATAATATTTGGTTTGACGCTAGTAAAGATTTAATTTTTGGTACGCAAACGGATAGCAGCGATATTTTAATCATCAACGGTTCTACAGGGGTGATTGTCGCTTCTGTGGTAACAGGGAAAACCAACTGTCATGATGTGGTGATATCAGGAAACAATCTTTATGTCTCCCATCCTGGCAATAACGAAGTTACTGTATGGAATATTGGTAACATCACAGCCATTACTTCTGTGACTTCACTCACTGTAGGTACAAATCCAATGGATTTAGTGGTGGGAGATGGACGGGTATTTTGTGCTAATCGGAATAGCAATAGTATTTCTGTTATTACCGTTAGTAACAATTCAGTGGTACAGACACTATCGGTCGTTAGTACACCTAATGCCATGATTCATAACCGCACGTCTTTGTACGTAGCTAGTGGGGACAATAAAGTTTACAGGTATGTACAAACAGGAGGAAACTATGCACTAAACAGTAATTTTGACACCATGGCAAATCCTGATGCTTTGGCATTTGTAGATACTGCTGAAATAATCTATGTAGGAAGTAGTACCAGCAAAACATTAAACATCAGAGATTTGAACGCAGCCACGCCGACTACTCAAACTGAAACTTTACCCGCAACTACTACAGCATTAATAAACGATACTGATGGTAACGTTTACTTGTATGACAGTGCTGGGAATGTTACTGATTTATTTTATGACAAGATATTCGTAACTTTATCAAGCCCAACCAGTAGCTTAAAAGGAAACCTTTTGAGTAGCGCGATCACAGCAGTAATTTTGCCTGGACTACAACCTTTAGGAGATATTATTTGTAGCTTCGTTACTAGCAAAAGCAAGCAAATATATTTACAGCAATTTTTTCAAGAATACAGAGAGTTCTTCAGTAGTTCTTATGATTTAAATGGATCTACAATTGCTCAAGATTTAATCTTGATTTTCCTCAAACATATTGGTGAGAATTTGAGTTTATTAACTGAGCAAATTATCTGGCTAGAAGGTGTCGGATTGACTCCTACTTATGGATCAGAGATTCTTCATTTCTCTAATCCTGGGTCAGCTACAGTATCATTAGTAATAGGTCAAAATTAATTAAAACACAATTAAAACTATGGCAACTAACACTTTAACCAGAACGGAATCAAGTAACGAATTATTTATTTATAGGCACACCCAAGCATCAGGAAGTGCTGAAAGTAGTGTGACAACTTTGACTGCACCTGTGACTGGATATAATAATCCATTCAATGATTCAAGTGGACAATGGCGAATATTAAATTTACGGATTGAGGCTGGGAACTATGATGCAATCCTTGAATTTGGATTTAAAAATAATGACAATAACAAAGCTTTATCTGCTATTTGTGGGTTTACCGTGGGGCAACCACCGATTTATGCTACCCACATCAATACTATCTCTAAAAGTATTGCTTACGGATTTATAAATAATCCTTTCACTACCAGTGATGGATTGTATATTATCCATGAAAATACTCTTGTACAGGTCAGTGGAACGGTTGACATTGCTGCTTTACGTATTATTGTGAAGGATGGCACAGTATCCTACTATAGTGGCTCTAGTTTGCTTCTTTCAAGTATTATGAGCATATCTTTGTGTCCATTATACGTTGTTGCCGCGTTAGGATTTGCAGGAAACCAAGTTACTAATATAGGTATAAGCGGTGCTAGTGGATATACTTTACCTACTCCAGATTACACCAAAGAACTTTATTTCTTGTGCAATGGACTAACAAGCACAGCACCACGATATCCAGGAAGATTAGCTAATTCATCAATAGCCACTCATTCATTAACTTATCTTGCAGTGCGTACAAGCGCAACCTTTACTATTTCATATCCAGACGAAGAGGTACAAGTTCCTGGTTTTGGATCTACACCAACTAACTATTATGTTTTGCCTAAAAACTATTCAGCAGTTCCTTTTGTTGTTAAGCTTACTTTTCCATCATTAGCAAGTTTAGTCGGACTACAATTTGTCAATGGAGCAATTGGCGCAGGTAGTTCTTTAATTAGGTCTATTAACGCTTTAACTGGACTAACGGAATTAGAAATTAGAGGAAGTACGGAAAGGCGGACATTAGGTAAAAATATTTTTCCAGTAAGCTTAGAAAATTTATATCTTCATGGGAATCATGATATTTCTGCTTCACTCAACGTCATGCCATCACTGAAGACATTACGATATTTAGAACAATCGGGAAATTTCACGTCTTTAAATTTAGAATTAATGGCATTTCCAAATTTACAATTATTAGAAATTCCTGAAAGCTTGCAGTGGGAGGCTTCCAACTTTGAGTCTTTACAGAATTTTCGTTCAATGTTTAATCCCACAAGATCCACATCCACACATGGGTTTTACGGATCTGCGTTATCAACTGGAGCAAATTATCTTACAGTAATTACTAATTTAGCGATCGCGCAACAATCAGCAGCATTGCTTTATGGGTGGACTGCCCAATCTTCTGGAAATAATTCCTACATATCTTTTTTAAGTAGTTATGCTTCACGGATAAGTGGATTTAATTTTAATTCTTCACGAGCAGGAGGTGGTGACACAATTAACGTAAGCGGTAATACAATTATTTTGACTATTAACCCATCAGCAAATATCACTAGCGAAACTGATGAATTTCTTGTAGTAAATCAGCCTATCTTACTAAAGAAGACAGATAATACTTCAAAACAATTAAGAATAATAAGTAGCGTGAGCAGAAGTGGTACTACTTACACAATTGCTGTAGGTAGAATTAAAACTGAAGTCACTTGTTCACAAGTAACGATAACGGCTGGACTAAATAATACTTTTGTCTTGACTGGTAATAGTATTACATCGAATATTGCAAATATTCGAGTAAGAGATACGGTGCGTATAAGTGGAAGTGCCATGACAATACCACTTTCATCAACTCCTACCCCAACTCCATCTATAGTTATCAGCAAAACATCCAATTCTGTGACCATTTTAAAAGGAAATACAAATGATGGTATTGCCGCACTCAGCAATACTACAGTAATATTTGATTATGAATTTTCAACATCAAATTATGGTACTACGGTAACTTCCCCAGGTACCGCAAATGAAACCCATCTATCCACAGGTACAAGAGCAATTTATAATTATTTAATTTAAGATGAAAATAGCAATTAAGACCAACAAAACAGCGGATATTACAGACTTAATCCCCAAGTTTGTTGTATTCTTTGATGCTTCTATTCCGACAACCATAACAAGAGATGCAAATAATAAAATCTCAGGATGGCTAGATAGAAGCTTAAATCAATTTCATGCTACTCAAACGACCCTTACTTATCAACCCACTTACACATCTTTTAATAGCTTTTTTGGGATTAATTGTACGAGTTTAAGTGGAGTTAATAATTCTTTTCTGCAATTTACTATTAATGCAGATTTTCCAGCAATCAATGGAATTTTGTATGTTGCAACGGATAAATACGTATTACCTTTACCCATTAATATATCTAGTAGTAGTAGCAATAGAACATTTGAGATCACTGGTGGGACTTCAAATCTTCTGACTGGATTAATCCTTTTTCAAGGAGAACCAAATGAAGATGAAGATAGTAGGATTGTAAGTTATTTGAGCATTAAAGGCTCTAACTCACTGACGTTAACTAATGTGATTATGGATTTTTGCGTTGAAACATCTAGCAGCCTTTATCTTAATCCTTTAATGGCACAAGTTAACAATTTATCATCTTGGAATCAAATTAATACCAGTAATGTCATTAGTTTCAATCAAGCTTGGCGTAAGATAACAAAGCCAACGACATTTCCAATTATAGATACTAGTACCGCTACCAGTATACAACAAGCTTGGCTTGGCATGACTGGACTAACTTCTTTTCCTATTTTGAATTTTGGAAATGTTCAGACTGCTCGTAGTGCTTGGCTTGGGAACGCAGGATTAACTAGTTTTCCTTTTGTAGCTTTATCTAAAGCTACAGATATCTCTTTTTCTTGGAGTGGATGCTCAAATCTTACATTATTTCCTGCCATGGATTTTAGAGCCGCAACTGCATTTGAAAATACATGGAGAAATTGCAAGCTTAACCAAGAGTCTGTAGATAATATTCTGATATCCATAGCGGCGGGATTAGCCAATAATCCAACCAAGATATTAGCAGCCAACGGCGGGTCTTTCACGCTTACAGGCGGGACTAATGCTGCTCCTGGGACTACCAACAGGAGGTCAAGCTGGGGTGCTAATGTTTGGGAATTTAATCTTTCTCAAATCAATGAAAATATCAGTGGAACTATTTATGATTTCAGAAGTGGAATCACAGGGCAACAGGCTAAAAATTGGTTAGCCGCTAAAGGATGGGCGATCGCAACCAACTAAACTAATAAAAAACCCGCTCTGTAGCGGGTTTCGTTTATTGCAATATTTTATTCCCAGTTGCTAACATCAATCTCAACGATTTTTGTCTTCTGTTTGTTAAAAAGCTTACTGATTTTGTAATTTATCTTATGTTTAAGAATCACAAAGAAGTAAAAAGTCCGCCTAAACTTAAACAAGGGATATGTGACCGCATCTATTATAGATACTAAAAAGTTTTTAGGCATCAAGCCGTGATAGCAGAAGTCTGTATAAACATCTACCATCTCCAAAGTGGAGTATCCACTGTATTGTGGAAATTGACGTTTGCATTCGTCTTCCCACACGCCAAACGCTTTCATCGGTTCATAAGTCAAAACATACTGCACATACCACCAACCAAATCTCATTTTTTCCATTGTTTTAATCCTTGCATTTTCCTTTTTTGATACAATCTCCCGTTTGATCGTCACGGGCTGCCAGTGTGAGACTGGCAATATTAAGAATTGTTAAGATTGCTATTAACAGCAATCCAATCTGATTAGGATTCCAGGTTTTATCTGTCCACTCAATACCAGTATTTATGCTAGACATATTAGTTGTGGGGTAAAGAGCGATCGCATTCAGGAGCGATCGCTAATTGGTTAATTAAAATCCGTAATCATCAGGTAATGATTCATCAGCAATTTCAGAAGAACGAGGGCTATAACCATCGTCAAATATCTCTGCGGTTTTGATGGTGACTATATCACCATCAACTGTGCCGATAATTTCCCATTTTCCGCCCATGGCGATGTGAGCCAAGTGTTCGGGAATATTGAATTTCTTACCTTCTTTAGAAAGGACTAAAACCCCTGTGGAATTACTTTCCAGTATTTGAGAAAACTCAACACAGCCTTCAAAAGGCATAATCTCTTTACGTGGCTTGGAAAATGATTGGTATTCAGAATACCACTGAGTTATTAGTTTTCCTGCTTCAGAGGACATAGATAACAGCAAATCTTCTAATGCAACGCCACTAAACAGAATCTTTCTATTTCCGGCTTTTCGGTGGAACTCAATAGAGTTCCCAACATTTTCCACTGTGGGAATTTTTATTTCTGTTGGAACGCAAAAAGGAGATTCATTTGCATCGTTGCGTTGAAACCCAATTTTGAAGTCAATCTTGGCAAAAGCCAAGGCGAAAGGCGATAACAACCCGCTTGAACTTACTTTACCAGCCATTTTAAGCCTGGTAAAGTAAGTTTTACTTACCTTTTCATAAAGGTCTTTTGTTTCTGCGTACAAAGACGCAGCAAACGCTCCTTTTGCCGTATACTGAATCGGCGTTGCGTGCAAGGGTTGATCGTTTTTACCTAGGAAAAGTATTAAGTTTCTAACAACCACTTTATAGTGGTTTTTGTCCGCTTTTGCGGTTGCCAGTAAAGAGGTTTCCGCGCCGTTTTCCCAAGCCAATCCTACAAAGCTAAATCTATCATCTTTTGATGGACGATGTTGGATCTCTCTCTGTGATTTGTGGATAATCACAAATTTGGGAGATTGGGTAATAAAACCAACCTCAGTACCGTCACCCAGTGAAGCCTCATAAGGTTGCCAGGTGTCGTCTGGAATAAATCCAGCTTTTTCGGCTTCTGTGGCTTTAATAAAAAAGCCTATTTCTCTAATTCCGCCTTCTTTCTCCCACTTGGAAAGCTTACCTGGTTGCAGGTTGGGGGGGGAAATTATTTGACAATAAGGTATTTGAGTAGAAGCAATGGTGTGATTTACAAATTGTTCCAATAATGTAGTCATAATTGTTCCTTAATCGTTTCTTGATTGTTTCAAATGTGCGGATATAAAGGCATCGCACCCAGCCTAGATGATTCAAAAAGGGAGATAATCAGTGTCCCCAGTTCTTCTGTATTGCTCAAATAAGAATGGCAATGTAGAAGTTTTTACTACTGGGTAGATTACTAATATTCCCAGTATATCCACTGTTTTAAAATGGATATACAAAGTCTCTTCACATAAGTTGCATAGCTTCATTGCTTCATTCAGCACTGTTGTGAAGTTTATTAATTACTCGCTGCCCCCGCTCAGTGCGGGGAACTCCATAATCATCAGCCCGCAGCACGACGGCTGCATTACGGGCTAGATTTTCAGGGACACCTGCATTTTGTAAGGCTTCTTGATAAGCCTTGGTTTTAGTCGTTGTCATCACACCAACTCCTTTATTGTTAGTTTTGCTAATGCCTTAGCGGCTTCTATCGGAGTATGAAAGTAAGTAACTCCAATAGTCCACCCTCTATCAACATCTAGCCAGATATTGCCGGCTAGATGTCCTTTAACTCGGACTGTGTAGCGCTCACCCAGCGGGTCTACAATTTGATTATCTTTAATATCATAGTTGATATCTTCGATATCCTGAGATATCGGGACAACCCTCCCGCTACCTCTCTCGTCATCTATGTAATTAATTGCAAAGGCCTCCGCCTCTGCGTAAGTCAAAAAGCTTTTAAATGTTTCAGAGAACTGGACTTCCCAGTTACCATTGTCAAAGTTGTGACTAATGGTAGCCACAACAGTTTTACCTTGACAGATTTCAGCGTAACCGAAGTCTATTTCATGAATTACTACCTTTTCTGTGACTTCTTGGATTTGTTGCTCAAGAAGTTCAACAATCTCTTGTTGAGCAATTGATTGTTGCTCAACTATTTCAAATCTGTCAGCAGCCCAGCGTTCTGCGGCTGCATAAGTACGAAACCCATCTCTTATGATGTTTCCATCCAAGTCAATGACAGAGTACCCTGCCAAGTCGCAGGAGTCCATTCCGTCGTTAAACTCAATAACAACCTGCTGTTTTTGAACTTCTACAGGCTGTAAATTAGCCTGGTGGGCAACTATAGCGTCAGCCCAGGTGATAACTTGCCTTTTATCACCCTCTGGGGTAACACCCAGTTCTTTAGCTACCATTTTGCAGTAGCTAATGCCTTTCTTGATTAAAAACTTGACAGAGAAAACTGGATGTGTCATGATTGAATATTCCTGTATGGGACTAACAAAGCGATCGCTTACTTCTTGGTCGGAGGGGCGGTCGTTTTTGTTTATATATCTAATATATCATTACAAGATGGAACTGTCAAGTGGTTTTGAAAAATATTTTTTATTTTCCACAAAATCAGCCAGACCTCTTAGTACATCAGGGTTTCGTGCCATTTGTTCAATCAACTCATTGTTGTTAGTGCCTATATACTGTGCATAAGCACGATAGATTTGTTTAGCGTCATTAGTAATCATGATTTGCTTAGAAGTCTTAGTTTCGCCATATTTTGGCTTTCCGCTCATAAAATTCTCACTTTGTAATTGTGTGCTGATAAAATCAATTTAGCATGATAAAATCAAATATCAAATGCCTATAGGAATAAAAATATGTTTATAGATATACAGATAAAAAATACCCACTTTGATACAAGTGGGTAATCAATTAATATTTGCACTTATTGATATATCAATAACTTTGTTGAGCTAAATTCTTGAACTCTGAATATTGCCCATCAAAAAGCAACTTGTCTGTTCCTGTTTCAGCGTTACGTGCCTTTGTAGTAATCAATTCAGCTACACCTACATCTGTAGTTTCTTTATTGTAATATTCATCACGGTAAAGCATCATAATTACATCTGCGTCTTGTTCAATATTCCCGCTTTCAGACAGGTCGCCCATGGTAGGTCTTTTGTCTGTTCGGCTTTCTGTGGCTCGATTTAGTTGAGATAAAGCCAATACTGGACAATTAAACTCTCCTGCCAACTCTTTAAGCATTCGGCTTGTATCCCCAACTTTAACCCGAAAGTCCCTATTATTGGACTTATCATTTCTGGCAAGCAGGGTGATGTGATCAACCACAATCAAGCCTACATCGCCAGTTTTAGCTTTCTTTTGCCTAATCGTGTTCCGCATCTCCATAGGAGAAATGCTAAAATTATCGCATATAAATAGCCTTGAGTCATGTAGTATTTGTGACTGAGTGAGATTAAAAAATTCGTTCCATTCACTTTGAGTGAGTTGATTTTTTACAAATTGATTCAAACAGGTTCGGGTTAGTTTAGCTGCTAATCTAGCAGCTAAATCTTCTTTAGATGTTTCTAAGGAGAATACGTAAACATTCTTCAACAGTACACTGGCAACGTGCCAGGCGATCGCCATACCACAGGCGGTTTTTCCCATACTTGGTCTTCCTGCTAGAATATGCAGCAGTTTTTTATGCAGTCCTCCTAGACGGTTATCCAAGTCGTAAAACCCCATCTTGACAGGGGCAGGTCGTTCTCCCGCTTGAATTTCATATTTCTCTGTGTATAAAGATGTCACAGCATCACTGATGTGGACTAATTCTGATTTTGTTTGATTAGTGCTTATATCAAGAATCTTTCTTTGGCATTCTTCAATAGCTTCATGTGTCGGGACCCAAGTATCCCATGCTATTTTTAGCGATTCATTAAGAGTCTTGATCAATTGCCTGCGTTGATATTTTTCCAGAACTAGTGCCGCCATAGCATCAATATTAATTGCAGATACTGTACGGTCTACCAAAGTGGCTAATTTATTTCTGCCACCAATTCTTTCTAATTGATCCTTGTCTCTCAGATAATTAGCCATAGAGAGTAAATCAGTGGGTTGGTGCTGACTGTAGAGTTCCAAAGCAGCCTTGTAAATGATTGCGTGTGCATCTATATAAAATGCTTCGGAAGGTAAAAAATCGCAGACTCGTTGAATAGCTTCAGGATCTAGTAAAATGCCGCCTAAGACGACTTCTTCAGCTTCAACGTTTTGAGGGGGCAATAGAGTAATTTCTTGAGTAAACATGGTAGTTGACCTTTAAGTTTGTTATGCGGACACTGGTAAATGCTTAGACCAATCAAAACGCGGTTGATTAATCAATGCGTATTCCAAATACGCTTGATTCCAACTACGGTGGCTATAAAAATCTTGCAAGCTTTTGGATTTAATATATTGCTCCCATACAGCCTGATGCTGGATTGGTTGCCAGGTTAATACAGCGTCAGGAAGGGGGACTAAAGCCATCTCTTTTTTAGTTTTGATGGAATATTCCTTCCATCTGATTTGTAAGTTGTTATGGTCTTTTTTCAGGTGGCTGTAGACATTAGCCCGTGACTCATGGACATCACTTCCAAATTTGCCCGCCCACTCCAAGGCGAACCATTGCCAAAAGTCATTATCTAACTGGCCATCTTTCTTCCACGGTCCATCTGGTAGCCATTCCCAAGCTATTTCTTTTGCGCTTTTACGCGGTTTTCCAAATGGTTCAACCACATTTGCCTTGTCAAGACGCGCCGGGGCGGCGGGCGCAACTTTGTCCAATGAGTGATTTATCTGTTTACCCGAAATTCCTTCCTTTAAATCAGGAATAATAGATATCTGTTCTACTCCATCTTGTCTTAAATCCTCTTTAGCGGGAGAAAGTCCGCTAGATACTTCTTCTTTAGATATTTCTTTCTTAAATACTTCTTGGAATAAGTATTTATTATGTGGCAGGTTTTCCGTAGCCGGATTTTCCGTAGCCGGATTTTCCGTAGCTGGATTTTCCGTAGCTGGATTTTCCGTAGCTGGATTTTCCGTAGCCGGATTTTCCGTAGCTGGAAAACCTGATTCCGGTTTTACCCTTGCTGTACGGGCTTTCTGAGTTTTTTTGCTTGGTTCGCTTGATGGTATTTCCCGAATAACAGATTTCCATCCTGCCATTCTTCCGTTTACTCGTGCTTGCTCACGAGTTAAATACCCAAACTTTTCTAATTCTTTTAATGCTGAACAAACAGATGTTTTTCCGTCAGATTCGGATTGATCCGATAAGTGTTCAGTGTTAATCTCCCACCCATCAGGATAAGAGAGAAGCAAATGATGTAACCCACGCGCTTTGAAGCTTAAACGTGAATCTCTAATAGCTGCGTTGGCTATTACTGTGTAATCTTTTGAATGCTGCACTCTTATTGTTTCCCCCATCACACACCTCCATGGGCGTGCAACAGCGCACTTGTCTTATTGACAAAAATTGAAAAATGATTCATAGTTAAATTGCTCCTAAGAGATTTAAGAAATGGTAGGGGCTGTCCCTCGACTGTGTTCAGCAGTACGAGGGCTTTAATTTTCTGTCTGTTCTGCCAGTGCTTTGGCAAAGGCCAAAACTTGACTGGCAATAGAAGGGTTTTGATCAAGGCATTGGGCGATCGCAATAACTTCTTGCTCAATAGCAACGGGAATACGTTTTTGAATGGTTTTCCCAGTCTGCCATTGGTTTTTAAATAGGACCGCGTTTGGCGGTCGTTTTGGGTTTTTATTTGCCATCGTTTTTTTAACTCAACACATTTAATATATCTTATTCCCTTGTACCACGTCAATAGAAATAAAGAAGATTTTTTCATACTCAGTAAGTCGGGTAAATGAATGACAATAAAATAGCCACTTGTTTAAGCGGCTATTAGTTGATTGTTTTATGTAGTTGGTATGTAAGCTTCACACTTAATAGCTATTTGCTCAAAGATTAAATCTATTCCTTCCCTTAATTCATCTTTGTCATCTTTTTGACATTGCCAGAGATTAACCAAGGTTGTTATTGGGAATCGATTATCGTTGCAGTCGCCTTCGTAGCTATAAAATTCGTCATTGCGTTCAATCAAAAACCCTGAGTAAATACAATTTAAGCAACTTTTCATGATTCACTAATTTTAATCTGATTTAAAGAATAAGCCTTGTGTAATTTGCCATTAATAGAAACTTCCATGAAACTCCATTTAGAGCCTGTGGGGGCTAATTCTGGAGTATGGAATCCTTCAAATATTGCATCTATCCATCCATGATTGGGATGCTTGTATTTAATTTTGTCTCCTGTTTTGTAATTGGTTAGTTGCGGTTCTGTTTGTTTTGACATATTATTAAAGAATGATGTTGTGTTTTCCTTTTGTCTCCTTTAAGTCCGCTGACAAGGCGGACTTTTTTTGTTTATTTATGGGATTGAATGATTAAATAACAAAGGGAAATAATTGTTATTAAGATTGTCTCAATCCCAATGGTGTAAAGGCTAAAAAGCCAAATATTAAAGTGATTCATAGTCAATATTCTCTTGTTCAAATAGTGATTGCTGTTTCCAATCCTTACGTTCACCATCTAAATATTTGAATGCTTCATTGACAACATTTTTGATAAGCTTAAACTCAACACTTTCCTGATCAGCAATTAATAAATAAGGTGTGGTTGGACAGGCATATCTTCCTTCTATTTCACACTTACCTGTGATTGTGATGCCTATACTTTCCTCTTGATATTTGATGGAAAGTCCAATGACTTGCCCCTGCTCAAGCCAGATATGTGGGTTCAATCCAATTGCTTCCACTAACATTATTCGGAGTCCATCCAAGCCATCGTAAAACTCAATTCTGGCTTCTTCTTTTCCTGTTAAGGAGCAGTTTAAATTTTCTTCCTGATTGTTTTCGTTAACAACCATATAGGCGATACTTATACTTTCAGTGTCCCCTCTTTTGGCTTTTATCTTGGTGATTTTTCGTTCATTCATGATGCTCTCCTGTGTAATGTTTTAGTATTTCTAAGTCAATAAAAATTTGGGTTGGTGACTGGAGGTGTGGTGGCTTGTCTAGTTGAATGTAATAAAGCCAGTCACCTGTGCTAATTTGTCTGATACCTGTACAAATTCCCCATCCTTTATTTGTGAGTAGGCGATCGCCGAACCAGTAAGTTGGTCTGGTTAATGTCTCCCATGGTTCTGTTTTAGATGGTCTAGGCAGTCCCTTTAAGTCTTTAGATGCTATTTTCAATGGTGGTATTTGCACGGTATTTAATGTCTATTGTTATCTTTTGGCGCATCTCTAAATCTCTTAGGCAAATGGTGATTTCATTGAGCGGATATTCTGGAAAATTATCAATGATTTCTTTCTGAGTCCGCTCAACTTTGGTAAATTCCATAATCTTTGATTCAAGTGTCATTTCTTCCTTTTTGTTTCAAAAACTTGGTTGTAAAATATAGTTGCGCGTTAGCAGTGTTGTAATCCCAAGGGTCTAGATTCACGACTACTAAATAAGCTCCGTATTTTGAAAGTCTGAAGTCAAGGTGGTTGCGCCCAATTTTGCTACTTGGATTTGGGACAACTAATTTTAAAAGATGTTTCTGAGGAAATTCTTTTGTATTTTGAAGTAGTTGCTTGACTCTATCTATTGAGTGTTTGAATGTTGCCCAATTTGTGCTTACAAGAGGGGCTAATTCGCGGGCTAACCAGTATTCCCCGTCACCATCTATGTGGGAAATATCATCAAAAGGATTACTTTTCATGCTGCAACCTTTTCGTTTTTTTTAAATTCTTTTAGTCCAATAGCTAAAAGATTCTCTACTAAAAGTCCAATTTCTTCATCATTTGTCACAGCCAAAATTTTGATTGTTTTGTACAAATCTCGCGGAATCCTGATCATTGATTTTTCCCGCGCTGGAGTCTGATTTCTAGTTAATTGCTTTGTCATAAACACTGTTTTACTTAGTATTATCTTGTGTGTAACACAATTTAATTGTAGCACATAATCTATTGTAATTTACAAAAGAAATATATAACTTTACGTTATCTTTATCATTTTTAATCTATTGTGTGATTATGTTATTGTGTTACACAAATATGAAAGCTGTTAGAAAGATTTGGACCAAAAAGGGACTAGCTAAATTAGGTGGCATAGTCCGCAGATCCCGCGAAGCCAGGCAACTGACCTTAAGGGAACTTGCTGACTTGAGTTCTACTGAAGGTAATTCGGTTCACTTTAAAACCATTAGCTGCATTGAAAACTCCTCTGTAATGCCCAACTTTAATACCCTTGAAGCGATCGCATCATCAGGACTAATTTTTGATGATAAAGGCAAGACTTTAGATATTTATGACTTCATTGATATTGCATCTGAGACTGACAGTAGTACAGATGAAGCTACAGATATTTACGCAGACTTACCCCTTTTGAACAATATTGAGAATTAAAGTATGAAAGCAGGAAGATTAATCAAGTCTATATGTAGCCGGGCTTCTAGTATGAATCAGGCTGCTAAAAAATCTAAAGTCTCTCAAGGGACTTTGAGTGAGTGGCAAGCGGATAAAGTGTCGCCTGGACTAGAGAAATACGTAGATTTGTGTTTGGCTATGGGTTGCCGTCCCGGTTTTGAATTGGATCAATATTTGGGTTTGGGCGGGGCAAAACCAAAAACGGCAGAAGATGTTTTAGGCGTAGCGTTGGGACTACCACCCATAGAACAGCAACGCTTAATCTCTTTAATTACTGCTAAGTATGTTGAATATTTAAGCGGTGAATTGAAAGATGACATGATAGAATTAGCAGACATCAATAATTAAAGGAAATTATGGCACGACCATCAGATTACGGTAAAAACAAAGTAAGAGTTACGCTTAGGCTTACTCCAACAGCTAGATGTGTATATCAGTGTTACGCAGACCATTTATGTATAGCCTTTGGTGAGCTAATTGAGAGAATTGTCCGAAACCCAGACGTAGCAAGGGGTATGGCTGCTTTTCTGGAGACTGAAAAAAAAGTTTTGGAAAAGGCTTGACAATTTCATTCTATCCATACATAATGGAAATATAGAAAAACAAACGACGCGGGAGGGTGTGATGGACTTAGTAAAAAGAAGACAGGTATTGATCAACTTAATCTCCCGCGTCGGGAGGGGTCAACAAAACATCTACCGCTGGGTAGATGAGTTGATGGAAATTGATGCTCAATTGGAGCATCAGGAACAGACAAAGGAGACAAAAATGTTCAAAATTAACGTTACAGAACTTCACCCTGAAATTCAAAAAAAATTAGCAGATGAATTAAATGGGGTGTTAAACGCCTCTGAACTAAAGGCTGTTATTATCACCAGCCTAAATCCAGAAGATTTAGACTGGTATAAATTAGAAATCGCCATCTATGGCAGTGTAGACACTGATTGTGACAGACTGCACCAGTGTCTTTCCTGGGGTGAAGATGACGAAGTAAAGAAAAAAATAATTAAAGAAGCAGTAATAATTACTGAAAAAAACACAGTAGCCGATGAATTACATCGGCTGAACTTAACTTTCGAGGATCTAAAAAATCCTGCTAAATTAGGGTTGGCAGGGTTGATATCCGTGCCTTTTAAAGACAAAGATAAAAGCTATCACAACAAATTAAACCTCCCTCAAGAATGCCAGGGTCTTCCAGCATTTTCAACAGGAAATACAAGAAGATCTCAAACATCAACTCATTCTACCAATCGAATGGGAGATTCGGTTAGTCACAAGACATGGGTAACAGAATATGAGTACGTCATTGGCACGTATCTATATTGGTCAGATACCAATATAGAAGGGAAAATATTGTTCCCTTCTGAAGCCGAAATCTTGAAAAAAGAAGTTGATCATTTGGTAGATATAATTTTAAACAACGGGGTAAAAAACCTTTCGGAAGCACGGGAATTAAGTGCAAAAAGACTAGCAAAAATAGCGGACGAAAAAGCCGCTAAACTGGCTATACCAAAACCCGAATGGGTTGAAAAGGAAATTACCAGCAACGGAAACGTTAATCGTTTCTGGATTGGTGATGATTACATCTACTCGTTCTGGTGGAATAGCCAGGACGGGACGGTGTGGCAACAATGTGAAGACCGTACCCGTGGTGAACGTACCCGCGAATCTAAATCTTTGGGTTCAAACCGGGATGTGGTTATGAATCACATAAACAGCCTGTTAGCTGAACGCAAACGAGTAAGTGAACTGCTTGCTGCTCAAGAAGAGATTAAGCACCAGCAAGAAAAATTACACAAAGAGCAATATCAAGAGTACAAAGCTTTACAAAAGAGTAAAGGCGGCATTGTCAAGCCTTTTGAGAAGTGGGTGCAATCAGTAGCTTAGTCTACTACTTGACCTAAGCACGTCAGTAAACTGCTGTTGTAAATACTGAAGAGCAAAATAAAATGGAAACAACAATGATAGTAGATGGATATACCTATCACCTGGTAGAGTATGCTTACGTAACAATAGGAGGAGACTTGGTTGGCTATTCCAAATCCCTTGACATTAAACTTGCTGGGGAAATTAAAGAAATACCTGACGATTGTGAGTGGCTGACACCACTCACTCCAGTTAAACGCGCCCCTCTGGGCGACATCTTCGTAATGGAAGATGGGGTGGATACTTATTCCAGACATTTCTTAGAGGAACAATTAAAAGAAGAAGAAGAAAGTCTCAAAAGGCGTAGGGTAAAGCCGGGCTGGCAACCTTTTACTTTTTAGCTTCAACCCACCTGATGATGGGCGGCTGGCTACCGTCCGAAACTACCACCCCGGTAGTAGTGGGAATCCTATTTACACCCCACAGGAGACAGACATGGACGTTAAAGAATTTATTATTGCTAATTGGAAAAGTGCTGAAGCACTTCGCACTTTATTGGGTGCTGATTTTTCCAAAAATGATGAATTTCACTTTGGTGAAGTTCCCACAGAACAAGCAAGACTTGAGGTGAAAAACGGGAAAATCACCCGTGTCACTACATGGTCAGGTTTAAGCTGGTCAGCCAAATATGGCTACAGCAGTCCTGTTGTAGATGTCTTTTAGTGTTATTTGCGGATCATGAAAGATCCGCACTTAAAGCTTTCACAGTCCCCTTTTTAGGGGATATTTTTTATACTTGGAGTAACAGATGAAGGTTGGAGATAGTTTAATTTTTTTGGATATATCTTACAACAAAACAAGAGGTAAGATTTCTCAAGGAATTGTAGAGAAAGTAGGACGGACATACTTTTATGTTCGTGTTGATTATGATGTAATAAAAGTTCAGATAGGGGATTTCCCTATTGTCGTCCAAGAGTACAATGCTGTATTATTTGATTCACAAGAATCATACAGCAACTACATTCAACACAAAGATAATCTTAAAAAACTTCAAGTTGCAACCAGAAAACTTGATTTGCTCACACCGGATCAAATACGTCGCATTTTAGAAATAATAGAAGAGCAATGAATCAATTAACACTCTTTGAAGAGCAGCTTACTGTCAGTGATTTTACGAACGATGACTATGAAACACCTGACTAGATTAGCCAAAGCAATGGCTAATCTAGTCTTGCTTACAGACAGAGAAATCTTAGAACCATTTGCTGGTTCAGGTCAAATAGCTAAATACCTACCAGGCGATCGCTCAGTAGAATGTGTAGAAATCAAGTATTCCCGATTTTTGGAAGGGAAAGAAAAAGCCAAGTCAGCTACTTGGGTAAATGGCAACTTTTTTAGCGGTGTTTCTAAATGGGGATGTGACCTTATCATCTCAAACCCACCTTTTTCTTTGTGCGTTGAGGCGGTTGCTAAATCCTTGGAACTGCTCAATGATAGCCCCAATTCCCGTTTACTATTTTTAATGCCTTTGGATTGGAACTGCTCTCAAGGAAGAGCTAAAGCTTGGGAATCTTTGGATGCACATATCCATCATGTTTACCCTGTTGCTGACAGAGTGGATTACCTGAAAGACAGCATCCCTATGAGTAAGCAACAAAAATTCATTGGTGGTGTTCCACAATTTAAGAACGGAAAGCCAGTCATGAACAGTGGTCGTCAATGTTACGACGCTATCTTTGACATTCGTTTAGGCAAGCAGAACTCAGCACTAACATTAATTCACAAATAAAAGGAAGATAAAACGATGGACACCCTATTAATCAGCTTGCACCCTGTCCACTGCCAAAATATTCTCGCAGGGAACAAGACGATAGAGCTTAGGAAAAGAAGTCCAAGGAAAAGAAGTCCAAAAGCCATTAAGCCAGTTTTTTTCCCTGAATTTACTCAAATACTAATGTATGAAACCAAGCCCACAGCAGCAATTGTAGGAAAAGTGACACCTGTTGAGATATTGGAGCAAACCTGCACTGAGTGGCATAAGTTTACTAGTGAATTATGCCTTTCCATGTACGATATAGAAGAATATTTAGGCGGGAGATGTGGATATGGAATTAAGCTTAAAGACCCTCAAAAAATTAATCTTGTAACATTACCCAAGATGAAAGAACTGGGAATCAACCCACCACAATGCTACAGATATCTAAGTGAGGAATTGGTTGAGCAACTACTCGCATAATGCTATACTATGGTATAGTAGTACCTACGAAACACTCATATAAGCGATTGCCTTTTCCGTTAGGCGATCGCTATTTTTTTTGATTGTGGAAACACCAAAACCCTTGAAAATCAGGGCTTTAATTTTCTGGTTTCAATCGTGCCAATTGCCTGTCATTGGTTTAAATCTTTGTATAGCAATAAGTTCGCGCTATGGCTGTTAAAATTCCCAATAACTAACGGCATAATCCACTTACGATAGAATGAGCATCCGGCGCAATTGTCACCGGTTTAATTGAGTTATTTTGAAGGTAAAAACTTGGTTTTTTGTCACTGGCACGATTGCTTAAGGACAAAATTCTTGAAAAAGAAAAAACCCTGTAGTTGATGTACAGGGTTTTGTTTTAGTATCATTTAATTGAGAAGGTTTCTGATTCCTTGGGAATATCCTTTCCCTTCCCCAAGGTTTTTCAAAATTTTCCATTCCTCTTCTGACAATTTAATCTGACGAGAAGTACCGTCAATTTTTGGCTTATTGTTGTGGGAGTTGGGGTTTTTTCCTCTCCCATCAGGTACAGGGATTTTGACCTTTAGTGTTGTTTCACTAGTTCCATTACCAAACGGTTTGTCGTAGTTGGGAGACTTCTTGACTTCCTTTTTTATCTTTATTCCCGTTGGTATATGAGTATACCAATCAGACTTTTTACAATGACTCCAAAGCTTACCGGGATTTTCGTAAGCTTCTATCATATAGATATCGTCAGCGATATCTATATCTCCTAAACCTGTCTCAATGACATCTGGGATATCATTGTAATTTCCAGAAGCTATGCTTTTAGCATGAGAATCTGAAAGTTTATTGTAGCTTGTGTAAGCGTAACAAGCTGTGTATTTAACGGTGCTATATTTCGTCACGCTTGTCAATCCATATTTTTGCTGATTTTTCAGTGAAAAACCAATCAGGGATTGGTTTTTGCTGTAATTTTAATTTGGCGATCGCTTTTTCCCTGATAGAAAAAGCCCAGTCGATTTGTTTGTCGCTGCCTTTTAATTCAGGAAGTGATTCAGCATCAGTTCCCACAACCAAAGAAGGAAGAGTATCAGATTGTTGAACAATCTGACCATTTATAATTTTTAGCCATCCCTTTTCAATCTTGTGAGCGTATTGCCCAGCCGCTTCAACAAAGCGGTAAATTCCATCTGCTAGGTTATCAATTCTGACTTTGACCACGTGCGATTTCTTTCTGTATGCCCGCTGCTGATTCTCATCGTCTATGGGAGTGCCATAATCGTTGTGCTGATAGCCCGATCCTTCTTGCACTAAATAAGCATTAATGCCTTTGGAACGATTTGAATTAAGCTCAATATATTTTGGTTCTGTTTTTGGCTCTGTCTGTGTTGTCATCATTGCCTCTAATTTTGCTTCTAATACACACAGTCGGTCAACAAATGACTTTAAACCATTCTTTATAGCCTGCAAACAGGCTTGAATTTGATGCTTGATTGTACGGATCTTGAAAGAGATGGTTGTGGACATTTCTTTATCCCCTGTATTTGTTCATGTTTCTATAATAAGGGATAAAGAAAATAATGTCAATACGGAATTAATAAATTTATTTAAGACATGAAGCAGATAAGTAAATACAAAAATCCCCAATCCTTGATAGAAGAACTGGGGATTTAACTAAACTAAGTATTGTTTTAGGTGGTGCTGTATGATTGCTTGTACGTCTTCTTTTTTTCTGTTCCCATCTACTTGGATGATTGGATGGCGCTTAAGTTTGTGCAAAAAGTTGTATGCTTTTTGGATACGTAAATGAAAGTTAATATCTTCTTTCTCAATTCTGTCTAAATTTCTGCGTGTGGCTTTTCGTCTTAGCCCTACTTCCACATCTACATTTATCCATACAGTCATTCCGGCTTTTAGCCCGTTAGTAGCTAAATTATTTAGCTCAAAAATAAAGCTTGGATCTATGTCCCTGCCATATCCTTGATAAGCAAATGTTGAGTCAATATAGCGATCGCACAAAACATATTTTCCTTCCATTAAATTAGGCACTATTACTTCCTGGATGTGCTGCGCTCTATCAGCAAGATACAGAAATAATTCTGCAATTTTGTACGGTGATTTATTCAGCAGTATTTCCCGTAAGTCTTTTCCTAATTCTGTCCCTCCTGGCTCACGGGTGGTTACGACAGGCAAGCCCAATCCTTGCATCCACTCATAGCACAATTGTATTTGAGTGGTCTTCCCACACCCATCAGTTCCTTCAAAGACTATTAATTTGTTCTTCATTTGGTACATATTTTTTATCATAATCTTTGATTACTTGACAATATCTAAGCGCACTTTGAGGGCTATATTCATAGATACTTTTTGCTTGTTTAATTTGACCGGGTAGCATATCAGGGAACTGAATTAAAATGTCAAGTATTGGTAGCTTAACTTTCTCTTTTTTCAGCATCAAGCTAAGTCTTTTTTCAACATCTTCTCTGGTTCTTTTAAGCGCAATTCCGACTTGTGCAATGTGGCTGTTTTCAATTTCTTTCATTAAAGTTCTGTCTTCTTCAGTAGTCCATTTTCTTGGTGTAGTTAATTCTCTTTTTGGAACTACAATATTAATATGTCCTTCCACAATTCTTCTTCTGTAATACCGTACTTTCGATAATTCAATTCCCAGTATCTTGGCAGCTTTGGGGCATTTTTCACGAGCAATAATTTCTAATTGTTCTTTGCCGATCATGATAGTTACTGATGTTCAATGTTTGTCTCGCTGTAGTAGCTATTGAGAATTTTAAATAGTTCTAATAGCGCGTCTCCTGATAATTGTTCTTGCCGACTTAAGTGTAAGATTGTCTTAAATGAATTGGTTTCTAGCTCACTTAAACTGAGGATAACTGGATATTGAGTCTTGAGGATTAAGACATTATTCTTAACATCAAATTTCCAGAATGTAGATACATTAATTAGTATTTCATTCTGATTGAATTTGAGGATGTCACGATTAAAAACGACTGCTTCTTTAATGTTGTGACAAACATTAAATGTGTTGTCTATTTCACCACCCATTACTGAATCCAAAACAGAAATTAAGTTTGAGCGGGTAACTTTAACTTTATGTTTTTGTCCTATCAATCCATAGAGTTCTCTGGATACAGACCCAACATAACCATCGTCGTAACTTAACTTTTCTGCTATTTCTATGTAAGTCTTTCCGTCGCAAAGAAGGCTCACGATGTCTCTCTCTATAGTGCTAAGAGATTTGTGTCGTATATTCTCAGAAAGGGCATTAATGTAATTGATATATTTCATGATCAAAGTTGTTAAAAAAGCAACAAAAAAGAGGTTTTTGTTGCTAGTGGTGACAAACCTGTTAACTTTATTCGAGATTTTATTAGCTTAACTTTTATTTATTAAAATGTCAATTATTCAATTGGCAACAATAAAAATATCTGCAATAATAATTAGTAGTTTCAAGGATTAATATTATGGCTGAATTATCAATTGATCAGCAGTTTCAGTTAGCTGCTTTTGAACTTCAAGTAAGGCAAATGTCGCGGGAACAAGCACAAGAATTTCTGATTAATTTGTTCAAGCAATATCAAACTCAAAGGGCAGCTTACATTGAACTTCTGGGACATCAGTGGGGTATAAGCTATATCCCATAATTGGTTTTTAGTCCCACTGTTTGCTGTTATATTTTTTGTGGGACTAATTTATGTGTTTATATGCTTTACGTAATTGAATCTAGTAACAACTTATATAAGATTGGTATCTCTAATAATCCGCTTAAACGACTTAACCAATTGCAAGTAGGTAATGGTGAAAAGTTAAAGATGGTTGCCATGCTGAATGTACAGAATGAAAAAATTACTGAGAAAAGAATACACTCAATGCTATGGCAAAATAAAAGTATTTTTGGTAGAAATAATGAATGGTTTAATTTAAGTAATGAGTTATTAAATTGGTTATTGGAATACTTACAGACTTGTTAAGAAATAAGGAACTACCTTCCTGTTAGTTCCTTACCAAGGATTTATCTTGAATGTACAACCAAATTATAATATATTTTATTTAAAAAAATACCCCAATGACGGGGTATAATATTTTAAGCAATCTTTAAAAACGCATCCAGCGTTTTGCTAGGCACAGGCAGATGAGTGTGGAACTCTAGCCCGTGTTTTTCCGCCCATCTTCTCAGTGTCCTGACGTGAGGCGATCGCCCAATCTGATGATTTAACCACAAAGGTACATCACAGCCTTTGATACCTTCAATAACAATTTCATCACCTAAAGCCTGTCCTAATGCTGCTTTAACTCTTGGCTCATTTAAGCGAGTAATTATTTGCTTGAGGGTGACACCAGACTTACATCCAACTGGGGGCTTATCACCTCGCTTTTGTTCCCTGCGAATATACGCCAACATCATTAACCACTGGCAATGAGTTTTGCTAATCAATACTTCATTATCATTGGGAGTTTTGCGACCGTCGGGAACTTTGCAAATATACTTGTATTTCCGCCAGGTGCGATCGCAGATGGGGCTACCGTATAATTTAACGCAAACAGCCCGCACCCATAACTCAGGATACATATTACTCATAACTAGCAATCCTCATTATCAATTCTTGTAATGCTCTATAGGAATAGCTACCGCTGCGGTAATCTTTCGCCGCTTGCTCAAGTTCATCGGCTAATATTTCACTAGCAGAAATAAGTGCTAAGGCTTCTAAGACTTTTGCTAAATCATATAAGTCAAAGTCGGTGCAGTCGGACTCTAAATACTGTAAAACACTTAACAAAGGAATTTTCCACATACTTACCTCCAATCGTTAGCCCAAATAAAATTAATCCCAGCGTTTTTGGCGCATTGCTCATCTTCTACCCTGTCTCCCACCATTAAAGCATCTTCCAATGGCAATGAACAGCAATCTTCAATGAACTGCATAAGCATACCTGGGGAAGGTTTACGATAATTGCGCCCTGGCTTTAAATTAACTACATTTCCGTGTGGATAGCATCTATACCCATTACTACCGTCAAAAGTAGTACAGAAATTAATACATTGTAGTTGTGGTAATAATTGCATTGTGTACATTTGTTCTTTGATGCAACTTTCTAACGTCTTTTTACGCGCTTCTACACCTGCTTGGTTAGTCACGCCTACAATAGTCCAGTCTGAATATCGGGTTATTGTTTCTCCTACCCCAGGTATTAATTCTTGATCGTAAGGGTCGTTAATAAATGTTGCCCCTGATTTAGTTTGCCGTACAGTGCCGTCTAAATCTAAGAATAAAATTTTACTCATTGGCTTCTCCATTAACTAAATTTAGTCTCTTTTGCCGTCCTACGGCTTTGTAATGTCCAAATTCTTTAATCTGGATGTCTTTCTCAGAGACTCCAAATTCTTGGGCTTTCTCTTGCTCATGTAGCCTCACTACTTGCTGTTCTTGTCTCCATAAAGCAGCGATCGCCATTTCCAGTCCTTCTCCCATGCCCACGCCGTAGCAAGCAATCACTCTTAAAAGTTTACGCTTAAGTTCAGCAGGGACTTTAGCGCGTACTTCCCGTCTAGCATCGTCTACAACTTTGCGACCGTTGATCATGCCTCGATCAGGATGGGCTGCAATGTCAGCTTGCAATTGTTCTCTTGTTTCTGGTTTTTTGCGATTAGTCATTCATTTACCTAATTATTCTTATTCCACTAATAGCACACTAATAGCGGAATATGCTATTTTTATTTTAAATCCTCCTAGAAGCTGAAACCAACTAGGAGGATATTGACCCCGTACACAGGAGCTAATAAATTATGGCACGAGTTAAGTCAATTGAGGACATTTTGCCCAAGCAAGAAGCGAAAAAAGCCGGTTTCTCGCCAGAATGCCACGGATACCAGAATTTTTGTATTAATTACATTGACAGGAAAATCAACGAATACTATCAAGGGACTGGGATTCAGCCGCCAACATTATCCACAATCCAAGCTTGGTTTTATAAAGACAACATCCCAGACTGGGCTGTGGTCATGTTCAAAAAAAACTTGCTAGTCTAACACCCCTTTAAATAGAAGTCAATGATTTATGGGATTTACCAGATATCTATTGACGCTCTATTAGAGGGGTTTTATATTGAGGACATACCAGACATGACCCGGACATGAGACGGGAAAACAATATGAGATGAATCTACCAAAGTTAAGTCGTAAAGAAGCGGGTGATCGTTTAGGAGTAGGAGAAAGACAGGTACAGCGATATTTAAAAGTTGCGGTTCAGTATTTAAGTTCATTTAGTTCTTTTATTGACCCAGTAACAAACCAGTTAAACGGCAGCCCACTTACTGAAAAAGAAGTTAGCAATTTAGAGGAAATACAAGCGTTACTACGTAAGTACAAAAACTCTAAAAAAAGTAAAGAACAAATAGCAAGTGAGTTAAGCAATGGCAAACATTGAAGTAGTAGTCCTAATCCGTAAATTAGAAAATGACGGTAGCTACACTGAGTGGCAAGCAAGACCCGGTTTTAACGCATTTAACGCTAAAGCAAAGAAAGAAATTCAACAAATGATAGGAGTCACAGGAGCTAATTATGAACGTATTTGATTTGATTAAGCCATTACTAAAGAATCCTATTTCAGATGAACAATTAATAGCAAAAGCCCAATCTATTGCTAATGAAGTTGGGATTGATTTAAATTCACTTTTTGATTCAGTAGCAAATACGTATGATAAAGCTACTGTTGAATTTATCGCTAATGAAGTGGATAAAGCTAATAATTTACCTGCTGTCGTTAATAATGATACTCAGTTAGCGACAACAGAACCCAAAAAGAAGGGTAAAAAAAGCGAGATTAGTAACACCAATATGCCCAATGCAAATGGTGTTGAAGCACTAAGACCTGCTGTTCAGAACTTGAAAACAGCAGTTGAGTCTGAAACTAAAGAAATCATCCAAGTATTTGATAGTAACTGTGGAAGAGTTGAGAGTGCGGTAACAGCTAAAATTATGCAACGCTGCCAACAAATTAACCCCAATATTATCGCTAAAGTGTCCAGCGAGTTGGAGGGATACACAAATCAGTCTGCATCCTTTCGCCAACAGATTGGATCAATCTTCGATGAGGCTTTTGAAGATATCATCAATTTTGAAGCCGTCTAATTGGATGATTGTAGCGATATTTATTCAGTTCTTTATTCTATCAGGAATAGTGATTTATGCAATTTCCCAGCCACCTAGAAATACAGGAGGAAATAACCAATCCACAACCAGTGGAACTTACGTACAAGCCCAGCGGTGAATTCACTTTAAAGGGTTCTCCTGCGCTCAATGCAATTGACAGATTGATAGTTTCATCGGACTATCACAAGGACCAAGACCGTCGTCTCAAATCAGAGTTAGAGCAACGCATAAGCGACGAAGCCAAAATGACAAATGCCATGACTATTACCTTTTTAGGCTTGGCGACTCTAACTTTAATCCTCTGTGCATTTTTAAGTATCAACAAATCAACTAACCAGGAGCATAAACAATGTTTGACAACATTTTCGCCGGACTCGCAACTCAAGAGAAGACACAATTAACTGGACTTGGTACTGATGTCACGGTAATTGGTGATATGGGGGCTTCTTTGAACAGAATTAAAGCAACCATGAAGTTACCAGCAGGGGTATCCGCCCAGCAGGTTCTTCAGGAAGCCAAAAACACTGGGGAAATAGAAGCCCAGTTGGAATTAGCCAAAGACATAGTTGCTAGTAGAAGTCAGCAAATGGATCAATTACTGAGACTCCATGAGTTAAATGTTCAGCATACTCAAAAAGTGATGCAAGTTGATGAACGTTTAAGAGGAATTAGTGCTAGTCACGGTAAAGTTGTATCCAGATATCAACTAGGCGCAGCAGAAACTCAAGTCAATTTAGACGGCTTTCAAACAGTTTACGAAGTTCAAGCTAAGGAGATATTTTCATGATATTTAAACGGAATAGTGAAGCGGACGCTACCCTATTCCAATTCTTTAATAAAGTTGGTTGGGGCGTGCTTTTATACAATGCTTACACCCTTTACCCCTACTTTTATGACTTATTAAAGAGTGCGGAATATTGGCAAAGAATATTTGCAAGTGCTGTAGCAGTGGCTTTGATTTTGGGGATTGAATTGTCAGTAACAACGGTTATATTTGATCCTAAAATGCTAATCAAAGTGTTAACAAAGCCTAAAGCAGATCAGGAAGTAAAGAAGATATTTGATACAGTTTTTTTTGTAGGATTAATAATTTTTCTGCTCGTAGCATCCTACACATTCTGGACTGATTATCAAATTAATTTGAAGCAGTTAGGTAATCCTTCTGCTATGTTCTTAAGGGTTCTTTGTGGAGTATTTGTTGTTGGTAGCGAATTGGCTTTTGGATGTGCAAATGTGTTTGATTTAGCAAGTAAGGAGAGAGATTAAAATGCCAGTAACAGATATCAAAAGTGTAATCACGATATTACTAATTGCATTGTTCTTAGGCATGATTTTGTATTTGCAATACGACATGAGGAGGTAGTGATGAATCAACTAAAAGAAGCTTATAGATGTGCTTTTGAAATCAGAGGCTTGTCCAGACAAATGGCTGAAGATTGCGCTCAAATAATAATCAATGACCGAACGCGATCGCGCACCCCGGAGGAGCAAATGCTTATAGATAAAGCATTCCAAATTTCTCAATTGTTGATTTTCAAGGATTAAAAAAGATGAATAGACTATTGTACGGTGGGTTATTATTTTGTGGGTATGCAACTTTCCAGCTTTTAGGCTTTTTAATAAAAGCTTATCCTTCTACTGCCGGCGGTGCGATCGCACTGATTCTTTTAGGATTGTTACTGATACTAATTGCTGGTTTTAATAATTGGTTAGGGTTATACCACAGATATCACGGGGTAATGAGTAAAAACTTGACTTTAGTGGGGTTTGCCCCTATTTACATCTTTGGTGGTTTAGTTCTATTTGCAGTCATGGTAGGTTTATATGCAGCATCTTAACTCAATTTTAAAACGCTTAGAAATTTTGTCTTCTGAATACCCTGAGCATATCATACTTGATGATTATTGGCTAGATGATCTATGCGATAGTTTGGTGACACAAAAGCAAAACTCAAGTCAAAACCAGCGTTTTCAACTAATAGTAACTGGGGAATTTGGTATTGGTAAATCAGCATTGATTGAGATAATTCAAGAGAGAACTGGTTTACATAGAGACGACATTTTGGAAAGACAAAGACCGTTTGATGACGGACTTACTAAAAAACAGAGAGAAAATATCTGTTTAATTGCAATGGGTACTTGCGTGATGAGGTACTTCTTGTGCAGCGTTAATTACTGGAGAATTAACCCAGAATTAGCAAATCTTTTTAGGCACGTACGGGATTTGCTTGACAACAAATATATTCCTTGTGCATTGGTAATTCCTACAAACACGGACCCTTACATAACATTAGCTCCCAACTTACCAAAACCTTCTTATGCAGCATCATACTAATCCATTTTCAAAAGATAAAGACATTTATTCCAAGTTGATAAATGTTGAGCGGGTTCTGATGGGAACTCTTGCAGCTACAGCAATAGCGGGTACGTTTACCCCAGTGATATTTGCCCCAAACTTAAATAGTGAAGTTAAGCTAATTCAACAGTTACTTGGGCTTTTTTCAGGTGCGTGTTTTACCGCTGAAGTCTACCGACGCAAGCATAAAGAGAAGTTCTACAAGTCTATTGAAGATGCTAGTCACGCTATTATCAAAGAGGAACTCAAAGGCACGTTTACCTTTGAACAATGTAAGAATGCTATACAATCTAAGCGTGAGTTGGCAGGGTATATAAATGGACTTCCAGAAATGGAACGACCCCGCTGGATGCAATCTTATGGATTACAAGGCTTAGTTGAGTTACCGCAAATACAACAAGCGGTTATTGATGAGCCTAGACAGTTACCAGGTTCTCGTGCCGTGGCTAATCCTGAAATAGCCACAGTGGATGAAAAGATGGTCCAATCAATTATCAATCCCAGCACCCGGCAATTACTGGAAGAATTAGCGTCTCAGTATCCTGAATATGTACGGATAGATGATGAATGGGTTGATGAATTGTGTGAAAGTTCCGCTAGACAGAAGATGAGCGAACGTGCTAACCACCACTTTAGCTTTTGGGGTGAAACTCAGTCAGGAAAGTCTACTTTAGCAGGTGTTTTTATCAATAAGATTGCTGCTAAGTCACAAGGACCAGCTTATGTGTTTGGTTCAGACCCTAAGAACTATTTAACAGCTTGGTTGTGTAAATTTAGCCGCAAGTTTGATGGTTTTAAAACCAATCTAGATCAATGGGTTACGTTTGCCACAAAAGTTATAGATGCACGTCAGGATGAGTTTAAAAACAACCGCAAGGGTGAAGGATTAGGTGAAATATTCCTGATTCAAGATGAAGTTAATGTGGTATTTGGTGAAGGGAAAGGACTTGTTGGACAAGTGCCGAAAGACACAGCAATGAACCTTTGTGCTATGTGGAATTATGTTATTAACTTCACCGCTGCTATGAAGATTCACGGTATTTTTATGGGACAAAACCCATTGAGTACCTACACTGGTTTTAGTCGTCCTGCGCTTAAAAATATCTGCTTTTTGGCACTAGGTAAAGTATCTAATTACGTTTTAACCAAGATGCCGGAGTTGTTAAATGTCAAAGCAGAAATATCTGATTTGTTTAGTCAAGTGTGCGAACTTCTGGATAATGAAGAGGTGAGATATGCTCTGGTAATTCCTACCCGTGGTAATCCGTTTGTTGCATTAATCCCAGTATTTGATATTGATGCAATGGAACAAAACAACGACTCCCAAGATGAACCCCAACCACAAAAGGACACAGCGGACTATTATCAAATATTGGTTGAATGGATTAGAAGCTTGGGTAGACAGCCCACAGCAGACGAATTAAAAGCAGCCTGGAAACATTTAACCCAACAGGAATTAAACGATAAAGGTGTGGAATTATTAATGGCAAAATTAAAGGAGGGAATGGGAGATGAGTAATCAGTTGAAAGGATTTGTGTTACAGGCTAATGAAGGATTGATTCACAAAGATACCAGCATTTTTAGTGTTGTATTTACATCCAGGATTAGTGAAGCTTATCTATTTAATTCACTACGAGAAATTGATGTGTTCAAAACAGTAAGGGGACTACAATCAACGCCATTAATTTGTTATCAAATCCATCAGCAAACATGATAAATAATTGCAGTCAAAAAGAGTATAAAATATCTATGTACTCTTTTTGAAAAATGCAGTTTAAGGGTTGCTATGTCAAGTTATCAACAAGTATTAGACTTTTTAAAAGCACGAGGTGGAGTTGTTAATTTAAGAGAATTAAGACAGTTCCCTAATAGTATTTTAGATACATTACATTTGCACCAATATATAGAAATAACGGGACGGATTGGTTGTTATGAAGTATGTTTAATTTGTAGTGAATTTAAGGCTAGAGACGAGAAGAAACCGCAACCAACCCAAACTATCATTAAGCCTAAAGAACTCGTTCAAATCCCCAAAAAAACTAAAGTAAAGTCTCAACCAAAAATTAGTAACAATGACAGACTTGAGCGTTGTCAACAAGTAAGAAATTCTATCTTTAGTGAAATTAAAAATGCACATAAACCCATGTCTGCTATGGAGTTGAAAGATAAGTTTCCACAGATTAGACCTAGAGCGATCGCCTATCATTTAAAGAGATTAGAAAAGGAAAGTTTGGTATGTTCTATTGATTGGAATACACGGTTATGGACCGACATAGAAAGGGAGTGCTTACTTCATGAAATTATAGGTACTTATATTGGCAGGTATGAAAACAAGAACGCTGTTTTAGATGTTTTGAAAAATGCAGATGAAGCAATGTCAGTGACAGGTATTTTACGTAAGTTGCCACCAAATCAATGTAGCGGGACTACTTTAAGAAAGATATTAGAATTGTTCATCACAACGGGTATAGTCAGGGCGGGAAGCTATGTCAAAAGTAATATTGTGTACTTTGCTCTTATTGATAATTCAATAGCTTTATCCCACTTAAATCAACTAATCAAATATAAGAAGAGAAAGTTAAATTCTCAGTTATCATTACCCCCCAAAAACAGCTATGAAGACCACAATTAAAGTCACTGTTAGTGAATTAATCAAAAGTGCTGTCAAGTCTTTAGACGCGCTTTCTCAGCATCCAGAATTAGCAGACAATTCCACTGTTGAAACTGCTATTAATTTAGTTCTCAAGTTAAAGGGTCAAGTCAAATATGAGTGAAATATCTTACGCATTGTGTCACGAATTTAAGCAAGCTAGGGATAACTTAGTCATTGATAAATTTCATGCTGTTCAGTCTTCCATTACTGTCAAGAAATGGTGGCAAATTGTTTTTAAAAACAGTGATGGATTAACAACTATTAAGTACGGATTATCCCAAAAGAAGGCAGAGAAATTAGCTAATGAACTGAACAAATTAATTGATACTAAATAGTAAAATATGATTATTATTTACTATCAAAAAACCAGCAATGTCTACCAAATACGAAAAGAAAAGTAAGTATCAGCAACGGAAAATGGCAGAGAAGAAAAAGATACAGCAACAAAAAGTGGACTACGATAAACGCTATGGTAGTTCCAGGAAATACCGGAAACAATGCGCGATCGCCCATAAGTCAACCCATGGTTTATGTTGCGTATGTATGGTTAAAAAATCAGATGAGATACATCATGCTTACTATGGGAAAGATGCAATTGGGGAGTCTACATTTCCGGTTTGCTTATCTTGTCATCAATCTATCTGCCATAGCCCCAAGAATTGGATTAGAGACGGTAGCAATCCATTGTGGAAAAACAGGAATACTTCAGAATTTTTGCAGCGATTAAGATTAGGATATCAATTGCTCTATGAAGGCATAAATCTGATATAATTATTTCAACAGGAATTGATACATAAGGTCAAGATAGGTTTCCACAGCCTATCTTTTTTTGTGCTACAATAAAGGAGGTAGATGCTCATAAATAATGATGCAAGATCAAGATAGGTTTCCCATAGCCTATCTTTTTATTAATTATTGTTATTTAAAAAATATTTTGATATGATAATATGATAATATGATGATAGGTTTTTTGAGGTTACCTGTGATTTGATGGGGTCGTCCCCATCTTTTTTGTTATTAATTATTCAAAAAATAAAGAGTATGCCGTCCTTTGGTACGGGAATACAAAACTCCTGTGGACCTCATTTGTCGTAGTACCCTGTGAATATGTGGAAGGGAATAATCATTAATTAAGTCGCTTAAAATGCTTTGAGCGTGATGGTTATTGTTTTTGATGGACTCAATAACTTGGTCTCTTAATGTGTATCCAGAAACTTTGTTTAGGCTGTCCATAGCAGAAGAATTGGACTTGAGAGCAATATGTAAAGAGTATCCGGTGCGCTTTAACTCAATTAGTCCTTTGTTCTTTAGCTTGTGTATAACAACCCAAGCGGATTTACGTGGTATTTGGGATTGTGCAGATATACCACGAATCCCTAAAGCAATGCTAGTATTTTCTAACACGCTTAAAATTCTTTCAGCAACCTTCTGTGAACCGGGTCGGGGGGTCCAGTCCCCAAATAGATGAGAGCGATCTGGGGTGGTGTAGTATTTGATATTATTCTTGGTAACACGACTACAGCATAAGATTCCTTTGCGGGCAAACAGTGATAAGTATGCAGATATGGTTTTGATGTTAGTGGATTCTGGTAATAGCGATCGCACTTGCTGTAATGTCATTGGTGACTCAGAGTCAACGACAATCTCTAGTACCCTGTGTTTTAGATTTATGTCTTTAGCTGTGGCTAATTTCTCTTTTAAAGCGGCTGCGGTGGCAGGAACGGGAATTGGTTCAGGTTTAGGTTTCTTGGGCTTTCTATTCAATCCTACCAGTAATTCTTTTCGGTCGGGAGTGGTGTAGTGCCTAAACATCTTTCTATTTTCACTGCAAACTATAATTCCGGCTTTAACCAGTGCTGACAAATAAGCGCAGATACTATTAGGATTGTACTGGATTAGTTGTTCTTTAATCTCACTGGCTGTCACTGGATAATCAGCGTTTTTAATAACACTAAATATCTTGTTTTTCAGAGAGAAATCATTAGCCTCTCTCTTGGTTTTCTTCTTTTCTACCAACTTATTTTCAATAACTTGATGGTGTTTTCGTACTTCTTCTTTTGCTGCTATTCCATCATATTTCTTGGTGAATTTATCCAATAAAGTGACTTCAATACCACTACTCCCCCGACCGACTTTGATGTATCCTTCCAGCTGTAAAGCTTCAATATCTTTGCGGTTAAAGTGAGAAAGTTCGCGCAGGTTAATTACTCCTCCACGAACTTTAATAAAGTCTATAATTCCATTTTGGTTTATTAACATCTGTCTACACCTGACTTACTTTTTGTCCTTAATAGCTTCATTGATTATAGCAGCTAAATCTTCCAATTTGGACTCATAGTAATCAGCGTTTTGTTGATATTTGAATATTGAATTAAACAACATTAATTTATTCCATTCAGCCAATAAGAACCCAGCAAAAGTATTCTTATAAAAGAATAAATAAATAGCGAAACGACCAGTTCCCCTTTCTGCTAACCAAGTCTCACAAGTTTCATTGTTGGTACAATAAAAATATTTTTGGTTATCATTAATCATTGGTAAAACAGCGTAGTCAAAAAAATGTTTATTGATTGGTGATTCACGGGCTAAGGAATATTTACCATCTGAGGATACTTCCAAGAACACTGTATGATCTCCTTCATACTCCTTAAACATAGATAGCCTAGTTGCATTTAGTTCCTTTCTCGTGCGTCTCATTTCTTGAGTAATTCGTAGTACCTCTTCAGAGGAAATATTATCAAAATATTTTTGATTACTCATTATTTCCAATAAAACATCTTTAAACTGATAAATAATTGTCTTAACCAAAGTCTCACCTGTTAAGGACACCACAGCCGTAAATAAGCATCCAGATACAACAATTAAGGCTTTGATAATATTCAGTGATACAACAGCTTCATGAAAATCTTCATAATCAGATTTTTGATAATTCTCCTGTACTTTTATCGGTTTTTGTGAATTAGCTTGATAGACTTGTATCTGTTTAGATAATCCTTCTGTGTTATCAAAGGCTTTCACTTGACGTGATGTAATGGTGACATGAATGAAGCTTTCAATTCCAATTAATAAAAACATTAACCCGTACAATATTTTTTTCTTTTTCATGGTAATTTACCTATAATTTTTACTTAATTATAGGTAAGTAAAAGTCCTTACAAAATTCCTGAAAACGTTGTAAGTGTGGACATTCCACAAAAAATGTTATTATTATGTTTCATAATTATTTAAGATTTTAAAGAAATATTTATCCTTTGGTGGTGCTTTTATTATCATTAAAAACAACAAAACCGCTACGTGAGCGGTAATGTTGCGGCAGTTCTACGACGACCCCTAGGCTGTGCCTATTTGGATTTTAGCACATACTTGATTGGGTTTCATTGTTTTAAAAGTACCCACTGAAGCGTATTAGTGGATATGGGAACTATTCACCAATTAATCTTTGTCTAGTATCTCCAAATATTAAATCAATGACTTCATCCAATGAATCAGGTGCAACATACTCACTAGTAGAGTGCCTCGTAACGGGTATTAATAAATCATCACGGTTCATGTTCCGTAATTTATCAGCTACCCATTTAAGCGAAGGTATCTTTTGTCCAGTACGCTTTTTAATTTCTGCTTTGAGTTGATCAGCAGTCAGGATTTTGGATACTTTACCCGTTTTTAGTTGCACAATCTCAGTAGCCAAAACTTCAGACTTGACAATCTGATCTGACATCCCTCTTAATGCTAAAACTGTTTCTTTGCCGTGCATAGTGAGCATAGACGAGTCTATTTCTTTGCCTTTGTTAATTTCCTTGGCAACTGCTAACTGAAGTTCTAGCTCACGGATACGCTCTGACTGTTGGGGAATAACGGTTTTTATGACGGCTTTAGCCTTTTCAAAAGCAGCTACAAGACTTAACTTGCATTCCACAACCTGATCAGTATTACGGGAAAAAGTCATTAGTGTGGTGGCTTGCGGTTCAGTCAGGAGTGCATATTTCTCAGGTCTACCGCCAGAACTACCTTCCATGGGTTTATCTACTTCAAATCGAACAACCCCAAACCTTGATTCAATTTTATCAAGGTACTTAACCAGGTTTTTAAGAAATGTGTGATGCTCAATACTTAGCTCCCTGGCAATGAGTCGGGAATCAACAACCAGTTCACCATTTCTGTCAATTACGTCAATTTGTGTTAAACTGTTCATAGTCACTTCTTATTTTTAAGTTGATTACCAGTAACATAACCGTTAGGAATGTTGATACCGTTCTTAACGGTGCTGGTATTTTATTATTATAACAAATTATCGCAAATATGACTACACTTATTGATATAATAACTATGTGGTACTTAATGATTTTTGCAAAAGGGAATAAGCTTTATGGAAGTAACATTAATCGCTTTAATCTTAATATCATATTTAGTCTACTTACTGCATTTTAAAATAATTCCATCATTGCAAAGATTAGATAAGAGAGTTTTTAAAAACAAGAACAGACCCAAGTTATCCCCAAATCAAGAATCAGAAATTAAAGGATATATGCGGCAGATATTAGCAACTACGAGCTTTAATCGTGTGTCCCTTTATTTCCTAGACTCACCATACATAAACAATAATCTTATTCAAGCAGACTCTTACACATTATGGATAGAAGCGTCTAAATCTATTCCTATGCGAAAAGACACTAAATTATCTTTTGCTTATATCAGTGAAGAATTTAACCGCATGATACAGGCAAAAATAACTCATAAATATTATAAAAACGCTAAAGAGGGTCTAATATGTCAGGTGTGGTTGCGCGATCGCCATACTGTCAGCTATGGGATATATATAATCAATGACTGTTCATTTTTGTTACTGGAAATTGCTATTACTCAACTTCCTAAGTTATTTTATATTTTATTGAGACACAATAAACACGGAGATTATGTTAGTCCGTGTTCTGCGGTAGCCCGTGTTTTACAGTAGCTGATCAGCCATAAGCAGCTTCATTCATGTCTTCCCCAATGCAGTAGCCATAAAAGTATTGCTCGTTGTCTCTTGTTCCTTCTGGGTAGGGATTATCGTAAGGTTGATTGTTGAATCCAGCATCATATCCTTCTTCGTATGCAGACATAGTTTTTCTCTACTTTCTATAGAATTAATGTAGTTTCCTGCTTTTCATATTGTTCTTTTACTTATAATTGAATAAAGATTATAAGCAAGAAAATACCCATAGAATCATCTTGAAATCCTACAGGTATAAGGGAAACATAACAATTATTCTATCACAAATAATTATAAATATTTAAGGTTTTATGGTAGCTATTTTATGAGCGTTAGCTGTTAGTTTTAATCCGGTTTTCAAAAGTAAGTTAATATTAAATTAATGATTTTGGGTATAATTATGACACAATCTTTGTATTTTTTTAATAATAGCAAAGTTACTCCTGAAGAGGTTGAATTAAAATCGCCTTTGTCTTGCATTAGTGCTTATGAAGAAACTCTGGAATCTCTTTTGTGTACGGCTGATTATCTTTCACCTACTTCCACTAGCTTTATGATGAATGACGCTGTGTGGGGGGCTATTGAGGGAATTATCAGAGATAAAATATCAGCGTTAAAACTTTCTCTTGAGGAACAATTTGATCTGTTGCAAGACCATCAAGTTCTTGGTAATTTGTTTAGGCGTAATTTATTGCTGGTAAGTGTTTATTAATTTGCATTGTATTTACCCACTAAAGCGTATTAGTGGGTATGGGAATTTACGGATTATTCAAACACTCTGTTAACCCTTTCGCCGGAATCAGTGCATATATTTTTACATTGACTAAACCCATCTGCATTTTGACTATCCATCTTTTCAGATGCGATCGCTTCTGCCAATCCCACAGCCATTAATTCAACCCTGGAAAGACCGTCTCTAAGCTTGGTAATCCCACGACTTTGCTTGACCTCTTTGGCTGTTCCCCCAAGCAAGGGCCTATAAATCTCGTTGGTGCAAATTGCATATTCGTGAGGTGCGGACACACCATGTTCTTTCAGTGTATCAGTAAATTGCACCCTGGTTTCTAATCCTTCTATGCGCTGCTGAATCCACTCTTCAGTATGTCCTTGTTTTTGCCATCCCTTTTTAGCACGTTCCCTACCGCGCTTATATGCTAACTCTGGGTTTGCCTCCTCTTCTATGCGCTCTTTAACCCAATCATAAAACTGAGATTTGAGGGAAGGGGACAAATACCCGGCATAATCAATGGCCAATTTCCAGTGTGCTAAAGTTTTACCGTTGCGTCCTCTTGTAACTTTAAAAACATCTGATAATCTGATATTATCTTTTAGTCTTTTGCTGTCAAGGATTTGATTGATTAGCATATCCGTACTGGGAAGTAATCGCCACTTAGCAGGGGTTTGGCTTTCGGGTCTTCCTGCCATTTCCCATAACTTGGTAAGATTAACAAAATCCTGATCAATTTCTACAGAAATCCCATTGTGGACGAAAGCTGATATATTAGACATGATTAGCCTACTTTGTCTAGGTTAGTTACCAGTGATATCGCCGTTGGGAATGCTGACTACATTCTTAACGGTGCTGGTATTTTAATTATAACACTTAATCGCAAATATAACTACACTTATTGATATAATAATCATGTACTTTTATTGATAGCCAGGGCATGATTAATCAAGTAATTCATGGTGATTGTTTTGAGGTTTTGAAAGATATTCCTGATGGTTCTATTGACGCTGTAATCACAGATCCGCCTTACATGACAACTGATTTAAACTTTGATAAAACAGGCTTTGATGTTGACTTATTCTTAAAATTATTATTACCAAAACTTAAAAGTGATGGACAATTAGCTGTATTTGGGAGTATTGAATTACTTGCTAAGTTTAGCGGTATTTATCCTATTAGATGGTCAGGAATGTGGTTAAAACCGAGAGGAGTGATGAGAACTCATACAGCCAAGAAACCTATGAGCAAAAGCGAACCTTACTGTATATTTGCTCACCCAAAACATAAAGTATCAAACCTTGTTTATAACAAAATATTATTGCCAGGAGAGCCTTATGAAAAAAAACAAAAAAATACTGGCTATATTAGAGACGGCAAAAATCAAATAGATAGAGCAAATGCTTCTGCATGGACCAAAGATGATTATGTTTCAGAGAATCATGGGACAAGACAGCAAACAGATGTTATTGAATCTCCGTTCAAAGGCTGCATGAAACATCATGAACGAACCATTCACCCCACACAAAAGCCTGTAGCACTGATATCTACATTGGTTCGGTGGATATCCAACCCCGGCGATTTAGTCCTTGACCCATTTGCCGGTAGTGGTACAACAGCGATCGCCTGTAAAGAACTCAACAGAAACTATATCTGCATTGAGAAGGAACGGGAATATGTTGACATTATTCATAAACGCCTAAACACTCCCATTACTGAGAGAGGCTTAACTGTAGAGGAACAGGTAGAGATTGAGGAGAAGATTAAACCCGGTCATCAACAGTTGTCATTGTTTTAAAAATACCCACTAAAGCGTTTTAGTGGGTACAAAAGATTCAAGCTACTTCAATGGATACCACTGCTCTTCCTGCTGCTCTTTCCGTAGCAGTTTTGGTAAGGTGCGGAAATAAGAAATTGCTTTCTTTTTAGCATCCTCTTCGTATACAGCGTAGACGTAAAAACGATATACGTCTCCCAGGAAAGAGTAGCCCTCTTCAATTGAACTTATCCCGACCCATCCCTTAGAGACGTACACTGGGTATTGTTCTTTAGCGTCAAACTTTACCAAATACGGATTTTTATCATGCTTGAGTAGTTCTGGAATTTTCAAAACCTCTCTCTCTTCAATATACGCGGACTCATCTTCATTTAAGCCCCATAGAAGTTTTGCTCTTTCTGCATCTTCCATGGATGCGAAAGCGCCGTGAACCTGATAATCTTCATATTCACCAGAGGTGAGTAGGTATACTTGCATTAAATTAACTCCAGTAAAATTGTTAGTGCCGATTGGATGCTGTTGACTGCATCTTTGATTAATGCCCGCTTTTGGGTTGCGGGTTTATTTGGTTTAGAAACTAACAACTCATCATTAGCTATTAGTTTCATGAACTTTGAGATGTTGGGGTATTCACCCCACGTACAGCCAAACTCTAAAGCTTTATTCTCTAGCTTGGCTTTGTCTTCCATTGAGATAGAGAGCGTGATGCTCTCCTGTTTCCTGGTCATTGCAAATAAATTTCAATTTCCATCTCTTTGTTGAGTAGATAAAGGGCGATCGCTGACTTTAACTTTTTAACGATAAGTGCAACACCCATGGTACAATACTCCTAATCACTTGGTTAATAGAGGCTTGGGCTGTCTCCCTTGTCTCTATATTTATATCATTATTTTATCCTTGTCAATAAGAAAT